GTGGAGGTGACTATTAAGGACGCATTAAAAACTAATCACAACTGAATATGATCAACGAAGTACACCTTATGGATTGCTTGGAGGGCATGAAGCAATGGCCTGATAAGCATTTTGATTTGGCCGTGGTCGACCCGCCTTATGACTTTTCATGTTCTAAAACTACATATGTTAATAAGAATAAAGTTTTTGCCAAAAGATTTAATCGTCATGGAATTGGATTAAAGGATAAAGGTGGCCTTGCAATTGGAGGGAATAATTTAAACAGTTTGGGCTTTCCTCCACAAAAAGAGTATTTCACGGAACTTATAAGGGTGTCAAAAAATCAAATAATATGGGGAGGAAATACTTTTGCAAATCTTTTACCTAATTCGATGGAGTGGTTGTTTTGGGATAAAAAAAACGGAGATAGCTATTTTTCGGATGGAGAATTGGCTTGGACTTCATTTTCAGGAGGTGTAAGAATGTTTAGACCAGATCATTTACCAAAAGCTGATAAAATACACCCAACTCAAAAGCCTGTCAAACTTTACGACTGGATATTCCACAACTATGCCAAAGAAGGCGACACCATCCTCGACACGCACGTTGGCAGCGGTTCATCACGCATATCAGCCCACCGAGCTGGTCTTGACTTCACGGGGTATGAACTTGACCCCGACTACTGGGCAGCACAGGAGAAACGCTACAATCAATTCAAATCACAACTTACACTATTCTAACCAACCAAATCAAATCAAATGAGCCTACAACTAACAGGAACCATCAAGGTAATTTTCCAAGCCGAAACCTATCCAAGCGGGTTCACTAAGCGGGAATTTGTCGTCACCACCAAAGAACAGTACCCACAGGATGTGAAGTTTGAACTGGTCAAGGATAAGACCGCGATACTGGATTCGTTCAGTGAAGGGCAAGAGGTGACGGTTCACTTCAATTTGCGAGGGTCTGAGTACCAAGGCAAGTATTTCGTGAGTTTGCAAGGGTGGAAGGTGGAGAAAGTCTGACCTTTCCAGTGCCGTAGATTAAAGAGCCTCGCCTTATGGTGGGGCTTTTTTATTCCCTTACGCCACATCTTTACGCCTTATCGCAGTTTTCCTATACTCTATACTCTTTGAAAAATGATCGTTTTGAGTTTTACACGTGTGAAAAATTTGGCGTTTCGATGTGGAGATGTGGCGTAAACCAATACTGGCGCGGCATTGATAACGGTTTTATCCGAAAACGAATAAGGAGAAAAGTTTATTTTATGCGTGAGATGTGGCGTAAAATAAAATTTTGTTATATTTGCAGGAGTTACCTACGGTGCAAGTGGGTTAACAGAGTTGAACGACATACTGAGAGGTCATTAGGGGAGGTATTGCACCTACCGAACCTAATGGCCTTTCGCGTTTCTTATACTTTCCATTTCATACACTTACCGCCTTACCTTACCTATCAATGGTAAAGATTAAGGGTGAACTACTATTGACTATGAATCACACAGTAACTATTTTCAAGAACATCACAGCCACGGCTACAGGATTCAATAGGTCGGTTGACGTGGTATTCGACCGAATCAAAGAAGGAAAGAGCAAGGAACTGCTTAGCCGCATTCGATTGGAGCCTGAAAAGGAAGTAAGGAACAAACTAAAGATGGGTTTGCCTTCAATTTGCTTTAGCGGAACCTTTACCAATAGGTCGGCATCTGGATTAGTTAAACACAGCGGTTTGGTATGCTTAGATTTTGACGGATTCGAGGACGAAGCGATTTTGCAAACGTGGCGCGATACATTGGAGGCATGGGAATACACCTTTGCCATGTTCACTTCGCCAAGTGGAAACGGTTTAAAAGTACTGGTAAGGATTCCACCTACTGATTCGGTCGGCCATAAAGAATACTTTGAAGCATTGGAGCAGCATTTCGATGCCTGCCAATACTTCGATAGAGGCACATCGGACGTTTGTAGGGTGTGCTACGAAAGCTACGACCCGAACATCTACACAAACAAAGAGGCCGACATCTGGCATGATAAGGCCACAAAGGAGCTGCATGACATCGGGGTTAACCATGCTTTAATACCTGTTAAATCTGACACCATTATCATTTCAACTATTCAAAGATGGTGGGAGGCAAAGAAGAAAGGAAATGGAAAAGGGAGGAACGCTGATCTATTTGTTTTCGCCTCCGCACTTAATCGGTTCGGAGTAAATAAAGGAGCCGCTGAACATCATCTTTCACAGTTTGCGGTTAAGGACTTTCCATATGCTGAAATTCAGAAGGTGGTAAAGTCAGCGTATAAGAACACAGGCGAACATGGCACGCAGTTCTTGGAGGATAAGGCCGCACATTCACAGGTTGAGAAACAGATTCGAGCAGGTAAAACGGTTAAAGCTATTGCCGCTGAATTAGAATTGACAGAAGAAGTTGCCGAAAGTGTAAGCGAGCAGATCCGCGAAACACTGTCAGTGTCTGACTTTTGGACATACAACGAGAAAGGAAAGATTCAACTTTCACCACATCGGTACAAATTCTTTTTAGAGCAGAATCAGTTTTGCAAGTTCTTTCCAGAGGGGAGTTCTGCCTACCTGTTTGTTAAGATCAATTCCAATTTGTTGGAGGACACGGCATCGGCATACATGAAGGACTTTGTTCTCACTTACTTAATGGGGCGTGGCGACATTGGTTTTTCACCATATGACTTTATGGCCAATCAAACCCGCCTATTCAAGGACGATTACTTGTCCATGCTTCAAACAGCGGAGGTGAAGCTAAAAAAGGACACTGATTCGACCTGCTATTTATACTACCAGAATTGCGCGGTTGAGGTAGGAAAGGACTACGTGAAGCAGATTGACTACTTAGACTTGGACGGTTTCGTGTGGAAAAAACACGTCATAGATAGAGACTTCAAAGGAGTAGGAACGGACGGAGGGATGTACTCAAAATTCATTCACCTTGCCGCTGGAAAGAACGAACAAAGGTTTAATTCACTCCGAAGTGTTGCGGGGTATCTTATGCACTCATATAAGACATCCGCTAACAACAAGGCTATAATTATGAACGATGAACTGATAAGCGAGAATCCGAACGGAGGAAGTGGCAAGGGCATGTTCTGTAATGCAATAGGCCGAATGAAAAGGGTGGCTACATTGGACGGCAAGCAGTTTAGCTTTGAAAAGTCATTCCCCTATCAGACCGTTGGAGCAGATACGCAGATTCTTGTATTTGATGATGTACGTAAGAACTTCGCCTTTGAGCAGCTATTCTCACTGATTACCGAGGGCATAACCTTGGAGAAAAAGAACAAGGACGCTATTCATATTCCCGTCAGTAGGTCGCCTAAGTTGGTGATAACAACCAACTACACTATTGGAGGGATAGGCGGAAGTTTTGAAAGGAGAAAGTTCGAGGTGGAGTTCAGTAGCTATTTCGGAGCGCATAGAACGCCCTTTGATGAGTTTGGTTGTATGCTTTTTGATGAATGGGATTCAGATGAATGGGGGAGGTTTGATTCTTTTATGATCGGTTGCGTTCAATTCTACCTTACTCACGGACTTGTTGCTCACGAATCGGTCAACTTGGATCAGCGTAAATTCATCAAAGAAACTTGTTCGGAGTTTGTAGAATGGGCAACTGATGATAATTTACCATGCGGTCAGAGATTGGATAAGTCAGCGCGATTAGCCTCGTTCGTATCTGAATACAAGGATTATGAACGGACGCTTTCACAGCGGAAATTCACTTCTTGGATGGACATCTATGGCAAAAAGATGGGGCTAAGAGTGACGCAGGGAAAGAGTGAAATGAGGTGGATTCTATTTGAAAAGATGGAACCAGAAAATGGTGTCGATTTAGGTTCGGATGATTTAGACCCACTGAAATGAGCATTCAACTTAGACCATATCAAAACAACTTGACTCAATCACTCCGCGAAAGAATGAGGTCAGGACATAGAAAGTTGATACTATGCGCACCAACTGGCGGGGGAAAAACTGTGATGTTCACTCACATGGTTTCAGAGCACGTAAAACGCGGTGGCCGCGCATTAGTGGTGACTGACAGAGTTGAATTGATGAAGCAGGCGGGTGGGGCGTTTTCGCGTGTTGGGCTTCACCCAGAATTGATAAAGGCGGGTTCAAATCCTGACCTTACTCTACATTGTCATGTAGCAATGATCGAGACACTATCAAGAAGAGCGGAGCGTTACGCTACATTCATTGCAAGCAGGACGATGATCATATTTGATGAGGCACATAAATGCCCATTTGATAAATTATTCCCGTTCATAAACCCTAAATGCTTTGTGATTGGAGCAACAGCTACGCCTTACCGTTCTGGAAACCAACCCGCATTAGATGAGTTTTACACTGATATTGTCCAAGATGTTGACACCCCGCAATTGGTTGAACTTGGATTTCTTTCAGAGGCCGATACTTATGGGGTTGAGATTGACCTAAGCGGAGTTAAGAAGGTCGCGGGTGAGTACGACCCCGCACAGTTAGCGCAACGATATGAGGAAAGGAAAGTGTATGATGGAGTGATTCAGAACTACAATCGAATTTGCCCGAATACAAAAGCCCTTGCTTTCTGCTCAAACATTGATAGCGCGGTAAGCCTGACAAAGCAATTGCTAAATGCAGGGTTGCCAGCACGTTGCTTGGACAGTACCATGTCAGATGAGGATAGGAGGTCTAAATTGGAATGGCTACGGCAAACGGATAACGCTATCCTCGTTTCGGTTGGAATACTGACCACTGGATTTGATGAGCCTACAATTCAGACCATCATACTTTACAGGGCAACAACCTCACTCCCTTTATTCCTTCAAATGGTCGGGCGCGGTTCAAGGGTAACGGACAATAAAAAGAGGTTCACTATTTTGGACTTTGGGAACAATGTGAAGACGCATAACTTTTGGGAGGCTGAAAGGGTATGGTCATTGGAGAAAAAGCCAAAACGGAAAAAGGACGTTGCGCCAGTAAAGGAATGCCCAAGGTGCCATGCCATGCTTGCCGTTTCCGTTATGGTGTGCAAGTACTGCAATCATACTTTTAAGCGCAAGGAAGAAGAAAAGCCAACTGGAGAATTTGCCCATCTTACACTTTTGCCAAAGCCGAAACTACTTAGGACTGCAAACGGAATGACGTTAGCGGAAAAGGCAAGGCTATGTAAGACCAAAGGAGTAGATGGAAAACCGATGATCAAATGGGCGTGGGTACTTCACAACCTGAAAGACATAGAAGAAGCGCGGGAGTTTATCAAACTAATGGGTTTCAAAAAAGGATGGGAGTTTCACAATAAATCACGATACAAAGTATTTCAAGATGAATAAGACCGAGGCATACATACAAGGAGAATGCGTCCAATGGCTATGGAATACACACCCGACCACCAGAGGCCGCCTGTTCGAAATAAATAACAACCCCCTCAATAAAATTGACGGAGCAAGGCGCAAGGCAATGGGAATGGTCGCGGGGGTTTCGGACCTTATTTTTCTACGCGACAACCTACCACCGTTGTGCATTGAGATGAAAGACGAAAACGGACGGCAGACACCTGCTCAAATCGAATGGCAGAAAATTGCACAATCATGCGGATGTGAATACGTTGTCGTTAGATCACTGGATGAGTTTCAAACTGTTTTAACCCCATATTTACCATGACCACCCTCCAATCCATAATTGCCCAATCAGTCAAAGCCGTCACGGGCATATCCGTAGAGGCCATGCAGGTACGAACAAGGAAAGGCCACATTGTTGACGCAAGGAGAATGTACTCCGCTATCCTACGCGAGATGACAGGAATGAAGATAGACGACATTGCGGCCACCATGAACAAAGAAGGCGGCAACTACTGCGACCATCCGAACGTGATGCACTACATAAAGACCGATAGAAACATGGTCGACACGGATCACTTGTACAGGCGGCAACGTGCGGAAATTGTCAGGCGCGTGAACAGACTATACAAGCCCGACTTCACAACTACGGACGCTTGGGGTAATCTTTGGGATGGCGTTACTTGTGGTCCTCTTATTTAGAACGATTCTAAATTGCAAAGTCTTTGCGTGGTAATGAAAATAGTTGTAGATTTGTAGCGAACTAAAAACGACTAAGATGAACACAATCAGAAAAGTAATAGGGGTTATTTGCGCCACGATTATAGCGGCAGTATACTGCTACCTTGGATGGATTGATAGAGATGGATTGGGCGGGGCGATGTTTATAGTAATCATCTTTTTACTGATTATCGGTGGCGCTACATGGGGATTAACGGGATTTAACAAACACAACAAATGAGCGCGATCGAAAGAATACTCAACAAACGAATAATTGACTGAAGATGAGCTACAAGATTGAAAAAGGCATCAACGTTGAAGATGTCGCAAAGAATCCGAAATACCCATTTTCACAAATGGAAGTAGGAGATTCATTCATCTACGCCACTATTTACAATAGGTACGCTTCGGTGAAAGTTTCAAATGCCGCGCACAACTGGTGTATAAAGCAGCCAGATCCAAAGCCGAAATTCAGTACAAGGAAAACCAAAGACGGAATGATCCGAGTTTGGAGAATAGCTTAATCACAAACCAAACCAAAAACCAAACACGATGAACACCACCGAATACTTCACTTACATCAATGCCATGTTTCTGTTCTGCATCTTCACTTGTGGCCTACTTGTGTTGGCTGTGATACGAGGATACATTCTCAAAGTAAAGCTGACTGAAGAACAGGACGCTCACCTTAAAGCAACCAATACGAATACGCTGCTAAGGTCAGAGAGCAGGAAAATTGACGAAAAGTTAGCGCAGGCCGAACACAAACTGCGGATGTCAGAAAAGGAGGTCAGAGACTTGCAAGCCAAAATCGAACACGCAGAGTCAGAGTTGCAACTGAGTAAAGAAATCAACATAGAAATACTCAAACAGTCTTTTCAACTTAGTGATAAACTCAAGCACATTGAAGCCGACCGAATAGAACTACGGGCTGAACGTGCTACACTTGAGAACCAACTTTCCGCGTCTAAACGGGTCAGAAATGCTAAGGGCGTATTCGTAAGGAAAGACGGAACTTTTACTCCGAAGGTTAAGCCGTTGCCGACCATTGCGGATGAGGTGGACGATGATATTACTGGTTGATTTGATATTAGACGCAAGCAAAAAGAGATACCAACGGGCTAAGGTTAGGGGTCACAAAATTGGCAGATGGTCAGTTATGACTACGCTGATTGAATGGAATGACTGCCCCGACACCGACATTCCCCACACCGTCATCGAAGCATTCAAACACTTTCCAAATGAGCCTGTTGTAATAGCGGGATGGGCGTATAGGGTAATTGATTAACTTTGCGAACATGAGGGTATTACTTTTCATTCTGCCACTTGCTTTTGCCTCCTGCGAAAAAGAGACGTTGCCAGTATGCGGTGAGTTGATAGGCCACTTAGTGATAAATCGGCCACCTAACTACGAATACGTCTGGGTGATAAGAGATGATCAAGGCGTGTTGCATGAGTTGCCGAGCGATGTGTCCGAGAACTACAACGGGTCTAACGTTGGGCAGGTTGTTTGTTTAGATGATATTTGAACTATGCACCCGACGCGAATATTCAGGTCGCCTGATGAGCTTCTAAAAGCGTGGGAAGGGTATAAGGCATCATTGGATGAGGCCGCAAAGAAGTGGCCGCGCGTTCAGTATGTGGGTAAAGACGGAAAGAAGGTGGAGGACTATCCGAAACTGCCTATGATAATTGATGGATTTGAAGTTTATTGTTATGAGCATTACGGTTGCGTTCATCAATACTTGGCAAATAAAGATGGGCTGTATGATGATTTCGTGCCCCTCGTTACGCGTATAAAACAGGAATGCAGAGCTGACCAGATAACTGGCGGCACTTTGAAGATGTACGATCAAAGGATTGTGGCAAGCTTAAACGGGCTAAAAGACTTCACCGAAAACAAGAACGATAACTCCTTTGCCATACTATCGCTCGACCCGCTCGATGATTCAACAGACAAAGGCACTCCGTAAAATTGCTGGGTTAAAGAAGCGCATCAAAGTAATCAGAGGTGGGCAAGGTGCTGGTAAGACAATAAGCATTCTCATTCTGCTGATAAACCACGCTTCGAGTAAGCCGAACAAAGAGATCCTGATACTAAGCGCGGAGCTTACAAAGATGCGCCTAACAGTCATTAAGGACTTCGTTAAGGTGATGAAGTTGGCGGGCATCTATGATGACAGGCGGTTCATATCTGGTACGCTTTACAGGTTCCCGAACGGTTCATTCATAAAGTTCATCGGACTGGATAAGGCGGACGTAGGCAAGGGGTTACGCTGCGATGTGGCCTACTTCAATGAGGTGAACAAGTGCGATGCGGAGAGTTACCGACAGGTGGCGAGCAGGGCGGGAAAGGTATATGCCGACTACAATCCAGACGCTTCATTTTTCATTGATAGCGATGTGATAGGCCGTGAAGATTGCGACTTCTTGCAGCTCACATTTCGAGATAATGAACTACTGGCAGACGAGGAGCGCAACGAGATTCTTAACTATCACCGCCTTGGATACAACGAGGATGGCACGGTGAAGAATAGCTATTGGGCTAATATCTGGAAGGTGTACGGGTTAGGCGAAGTAGGCAGCTTGCACGGGGTTGTATTCGGTAACTGGTCAGAGATTGAGTTCTTGCCCCATGATGCAAAGTTGATCGGGTTCGGGATGGACTTCGGCTATACGAACGATCCGACAACGTGCGCCATGCTTTACGAATGGAACGGCCAACGGATATACGATGAGGTTATTTATCAAACTGGACTGCTCAATAGAGACATTGCCGCACTGCTTAAACAATCAGGAATAACTAAACAGGTTCGCGGTTTCGCTGATAGTGCCGACCCCAAGAGCATTGACGAAATAAATCAGTACGGGTTCACCATTAAGCCCGTGACAAAGGGAAAAGATAGTATCGCGTATGGCATAGGGATAATGCAGGAGCAGCCTTTCCTCGTCACCAAAAGAAGCGTTAATGCAAAGAAGGAATTTATCAGCTACATCTGGGATAAGGACAGAGACGGCAACACGCTAAACGTTCCTATTGACGCACATAATCACTTTATTGACGCGGCACGGTATGCGGAAATGATGCTAAGGATTGACAAGCCATTTAAACCATTTCGCAAAATCCAATTTTGAAAACAGCTATAACCATCAATAGCCAACACGTTACTATTCCTGAAACATGGGGTGACGTAACCTTTCGACAGGCAATAGCATTACAGGCCGCAAAGAATGATGCGGAGGTATTAGCAGCCGTCAGCGGTATAGCATTGGACATCTGCCAACAGATACCACCTGCAAAATTGGCAGCGATAATCTGGCCTATCAATGCGCTTGGAGAACTACCCACATCGGATGAGTGGACATTGCCTATCTCAAAGCCGAAAGCATTAGGTTCGTTGGAGTTCGCAAGGAAAGTGAACGTGGACGCTTTGACGCGGTTGAACCTTGACCCGATTGAAATACTTGGCCGCATTGTCGCCATTTATTGCGCTGATGGGATAGAAGATGAAGATATTGAACGGTGCTATTCTCAAGTCCTTGATATGCCTTTTCCATCGGTGGCAGATGCTGGCCGATACCTATCTGAACAACTAACAGAAATGTCAAAAGCGGAGGCATACATAAAGGCTCCTGAATATGACAGTGAAGAGTGGCAAGCGGGAATAGATGACTTCAAAAAATACGGTACATTTGGCCTCGTTCGCGGTATCGCATTACGCCACCATTGCACAGATCAAGACGTGTACAAGTGGTCGTATAACAAGGTAGTGTTGGAGTTGCAATATGCGGCGGATGAGAATGCGTACCAAAGGAAACTGAATAGGATACTTAGCAATAAGAATAAGAAATGAGCAGCATTGTATCCATAATCGAAACGGCTGTTTTGGGGTTAACTCCAAAGCCTACCTTCATTCATGGGTTCAAGTCATGGGCTAATTTGAAGGCTGACGAAAAGAAGTTCCCGTGTGTTATATTGGTGGAGCCGATACGGTCAACGGACACATTTAGACAAGGTGGATTAGTGGATAGCAGCTATCCCTTGTTCATGCTATTCCTTGACCGTACAGAACTGAAATACACCCCTGAACAGCATAGGCCGATCATTGACGCGATGCGAGAAATGCGTAAGCAGTTCATCCTAAAACTAAAGGAATCAAAGAACGCATACAACGAGCACATATTCAAAGATATTACCAACGTGGAGACGACCGACACATTTAACGAGTTGGACGTTAACGCCTCTGGTGTATTCATAACATTCACAGCCACACCCCTTAATTCTGACAGCGTATGCGTGTAGTTAAGACCGTGACCCACGCCAAACAGGGCGGCAAGTCTCATAAGAAATTAAAGCGTTCGGAGTTTGAGGACAAGAAGACCAAAGCGGTTAACATGGTCATGCGCAATGTTTCGGAGGAGGCAAGGAAGATTGAAATGGAGGCGGTTAGGCAAGTGCTCGAAAAGTACTTAGGTCGCCCATTGAATCAGTCAGACGTTCAGAAAGTGGGGCGTATTGCCATGCCGAACGGTTATGTATTGACCTATGCGAATAAACCACTTGGAGAGATTCAAAGGCAAACGCATGTAGACCCAAAGGCAGAAGATAATTACCGAGTTACCTTTACACCTTACGAAGATGAGCATTCAGAAACCCCTTCTTGAGCAGTTAGGTAAGACATTGGTCGGCCAATTTCGCGCCAACATTGCACCTATGCGGGCAAGTGGTCGGACGATGGATAGCATTCATGCGGTCGTGACAGAGGACACGTTAGAAGTACTGGCACTTAAACAGATCGGAGCCGCTGAATATGGCCGTAAGCCGACAAGCGCAGGTGCAGAAACAGGAGACCCGACACTATTTGAAGCGATTAAAGAGTGGGCGGTCATTCGTGGAATAGTTACCAATTTAGACGACAAAGCACAGTTAGGCATTGTTTACGCCATCACTAAGCACATCCACAAAAACGGATGGAAAACCAAGCTGAACAACCCGCTTTCATCAGTGACTGACAACCTCGATCTGGATACTATGCTAAAACCATTGATAGTATTTCAGGTTACGCAGTTTGAAAGTGGTATAATCAAATCACTTCAATCGAAATGAGCTTCTTAATAACCCGTAGGCCAGAAAAGCAATTCACTCCATCGGTGAAGATGTCGCGGTGGACGGCTCTTTTCAACCCGTATCTATTCGAGATGACACGGGCAGACTACGCGGTTGTAAGTACTGGCATTCGTTCATTCATTCACCCGACATTCCCGACAATAAGAACAACGGGCGACCCATTGAGCGTGCCTTTGTTCGTGCAAGCGGGTGACCAAATATACCTGAACAGCGGAATTTACAACGGCATCTATACCGTGTTCAGTGTCACGGGTGAGTACATTACAATCGACACCCCTGCGATTGGCGTAGGTGGCAGCGGATGGGTCAATCTGATTGAGCGGTTGCAGAATTTCAAGGCGTATGTGAAGATATACGATGGGGTGACGGATGAACTGATAGACGAGTTATGGTTGTCACCCGATAGCACAGGCTTCCTTTTGGCTGACGTTTCGGGCGTGTTGCGGTCGAGGGTGGTCACTACGGCTGACCCTACGCAAACAGTGATCAATAAAGCCAACAAAGGAATATCTGGATCATTCAAGTTAGGCTACGGGGCTATTTGGAAATTCGTAAGCGGTGCAATTGTCAATGACGTTGTACTTCCAGAAGTGATAGACGATACCATATACTATTGGGCATCGGCTGCACAGCAGGTCACTGGAAACATATCGGCAGGTATGGCGGGAATAGGTCAGAACATGAAGGACTATGTACCGAAAGACCTTTCAGGATCAGCGGCCAAGTTCCTGACCATGTTTGATAGGCCGACATATTTCGAGGGGTTCCCGTTCTTTCTTTCATTCATTTACGATGATGACTTTGACGGGATAACACTGGAAAGGCATCAGCAGGATGTAGATATAAATGGCACTAACGTAGGTGCGGAAACCGATACAACCCTATTGGTTAGCGAAAAACACTACGTGAATAACATGAGACTACGCGCGCCTAACAACGGTACTAACCGAATTAAAGTATGGTTAGAAACTGGCCCCGCTGAATCAGGCGGATATGTGGTTGTTGGCGGTATTCAGGTTGGGGCAGCTTCAAGAAACGCAGGATGATAGTCACAGAGGTCAAAGAGATAGATTACGTTAGCTGCACACCAGAGCGGCCACTTCAACTAATGTGGCTTAACCCGTTGCCTGGTGTGGATACTTGGGTATTCTCAAGGCATCAGGAGTATTCGGCTGACGTGTCCGATGTAGATGAATTTGAACCCGTGATCAATTACTTGCAACTTGAAAACTCAAGGCAAAAAGTATTGCGAAAGGACTTCTTGATAGTTGCTAAATTAGGATATGAGCAGTTATCAATGCAGCAAGTGGTTGGAATCAGTTATTTACTTTCAAGCCCATTGGTATTAGCTAAAATACGCGGCTATTGGGTGCAGGTGGTTGTTAAGGCAGGAACGTTTAAGCTATTTGACACGGGTGAAAGTAAGCACAAATTAGAGTTTGATATTATACTACCTAAGCAGTTCACCCAAGGATTATGAGCGACCTTATCATAAAGATAGGAGATGAACCCCTTGACCTAAGCAGCGGTGAAACAATCGCATTGACGCGACAGGCTGCTAAGGTGGGCGACTTCGTGGCGGTTATGGCCGATGGCACGAATGAGGTTACAATACCACTGACCGCACATAATCGGTTAACGCTGGATAATGCGCACATCATTGCAACAGATAGCCCTATCCCATATCGGAGGACGAATGCGACAATGATCCAAGAAGGCTACGAGACTATCACAAATGGCTTTGCTATTGTCAAATCCTCACAGGATAATTTCAGCTTGCAAGTGGTGGGCGGCAATGGCGGGTTCTTTGACCTTATCCGCAACCTTAACTTGCGCGACCTCGACCTTTTGGAGTTCAGTCACTTTTGGACGAACATCAATGTGTTCAATAATCGCAACAATACGGATGGGTTCGTTTACTCCGTATTTGAGCAGTCGGAGGGGTTAGGCGTAGATTCAACTATGCGAACGTATGGCACTAATCTATACGCTGCACATACCGACCTGCTGCTGCCTTCATTTTACGCCAAAACACTCATTGAGAGGATATTCAGTGAGCAGGGTTATACGTTCGTTACCGACCTTGTGAGCGATGATATTTATGACAAGTTAACGGTATTCAATGGTAAGCCTGACAGAGGAGGCGACATGGATCACCACTTATGTAAAGTAACGAGGGCGTCAGCTACGTTATTTGCAGCGGGCTACATCTTTGGAGACGTGGCGGTAACGGATGGGTCTGTTTACACGGCAAGCACTGAATTTATGAGCTGGCTCGATACGCCCAACTTCAAATTCAGAATGACAGACCCGTGTACGGTCACTGTTGATTTCCAGATCATTCTATTCTTTACAGGAACGACCGCCTACACAACCACAATGAGGATAGATGTAGAGCGGACTACATCGAGCGGGGTCACAGTGGTTAGCTCTGAAACGCTAAACATAAACGTTGGGGTTATTGGCGATCCTGACGGGGTGTATAATTACACTATGACCCTTGACGTAGGCGATAACAATGGCGACATTCATTTCAGGCCGTATAACGTTGTGGGGGTTGCTGTTGGCTACGTAATGAACACTGGCACAAGCTGCACGGTTACATCTGCGACCGTTCTTGCCAACACTGAAATTACGCCTGATTTTCCTTTCAACTACTTCAATGGATTGGTCGCGGTTCCAGATTTAAAGCAAGCCGATTTCCTTAAAGATTTGGCTAAGATATTCCAATGGATATACGATGTCAACGAATTAACTAAGGTTGTAACTGCGAGGAGGTTTGATTCGGTCATCGAAAACATACCATCGGCAATTAACCTAAGCGATAAAATAGACGCTCGAAAGCAGAAGATAACCTACGGGATTGAAGGTTTCGCGCAAACCAACTCATTGGCATACAAGCCCGATGACATTAGTGATTATGACGCTATCGGTTATATTGATGTAGATGACCAGACGCTTAAAGCCGAGGGCAAGTATGTGGAGGTTTCAAATTTTGCAGCCACTTCAACACGGCTAAGATTTGACACGGTCAATGCACCATACGTGCCTATATTCGATGGCGACAGACTTCCAACGAACGGGATAGCGCATAGGTTCTTAATTGTTCGCAGGGTAACGTTCCCATATAATGTCAACTTCAATCGAGCAACGGCAAGCCCACCTGATGAGCCTACTGACGACCTGACATTTGCCTACTTTGCGGAGGCTGGTAATCCGAGCAGCTTGGACTTTCCTAACCTTATAGACCGATTCTTTCAGGGTGTATTGACCATGAGCGACAGGGGAAAAACGCTCGAATGCTCGATGAACTTGAAGATTTCGGACGTAGTGAATTACGACCCTTTCACCCCTGTTTACATCCAACAGCATGGGGCATTCTTTTACTGGCAGAAGGTCAGCAACTACGTTAAAGACAAGCTCACCAAATGCACATTCATACGTCTATAAGTCATGGCAAACCAATATGAAACCCTTGTTAAAATAGGGATTGACTCAAAGGTCATTCAGGATAGTATTGCCAATGCTGACAGGCTAACGGCTGAAATAAACAAGCTACGGCAAGCACAGAAAGAAAGTGGTGTTCAGGATGCCGAAACAACAGCACGAATAAAGGCGCTCACTCAAGAGCGTAGCCGTGATCTTCGCGTAATACAGCAAGCCAACGCACTGGCATCTGAAACAGTCAAAGGGCAAGAAGTATTGAAGGCACAGCTTTCACTGCTTACTGTTCAGTACAATAATCTGACCACAGAGGAGCAGCGCTACACCGATGCAGGTCAGAAGATGCGCCGACAAATTAGGGCGTTGTCGGATGAATTAAAAGCGAATGAAAGCGCGGTCGGCAATAACGCAAGGAACGTAGGCAACTACACCGAATCAATCAAAGAGGCACTTGTATCAATTACGGGAGCAGTGCCTGGACTAAGCGGATTCAAGAACGGGCTGGACGGTGTAACTCATGGTTTCAAGGCGGCTGGTGGTGGCGTAAAAGGTTTCGGAGCGGCTTTAATGACATTGGGGTTGCCTTTAATTATTGCGGGCGTTTCGGCATTAGTTGGCGTACTCAAATCATTTAAGCCCGTTGCCGATGCGGTCGAGGAGGCGGTGACAGCGGTTAAGGCTGCATTTGGGGCGCTTATTTCTGGTGGCTCAATTATGGAGGCCGTCAAACAATCACGGGCATTGCTTGAGACAATGCGAGACCTTGAAGATACTCAGAAAGCCTTTGAAATTTCGGCACAGAGGTACGGCAATCAGATAGCCAAATTGATCGTTTCATCAAAGGATAGAACTAAGACGGACAAAGAAAGGCTGGCAATTGTGGCCGAGGCAAATAAATTAGAGGAGGAGTATTTCAACGCTTCGGTAAATAGAATAAATACATCATTGGCCGCTCAAGAGGCGGAGTTCATGCGCAAGAATAAAATATCTAAGGAGGAATTAAGAATGCTTGCCGAGGGCACAAGTGCGGAAGCATTGGCATTACGTGCAAGAATTGAAAGCGGCAGAAAGGGCACTGAATATAGCGAAGAAGAACTGGAGTCAATACAGTCGTTGATTAACGAACGCGCAAAACTCGAAGGTGAAAGCCTTGTTCTACAGGAGAAGTTAGCCAATCGAACCAACCAACTCCAAGAGGAGATGGAAAAGGAACGGCAAGCAATGGCTGATAAGGTAAGGGAGGCCACAGAAAAAGCCAATGAAGAACGCCAAAAAGAAGCCGAAAAAAAAGCGGCAATAGCAGCAAAGGAAATCGAAGACGCTCAAAAACAGGCGGAGGCTTTGAGGGTAATAGCGGAGGAGTTCATGCGGTCGCGTATGTCGGACACCGATAGGCAGATGTGGGAAATTGAAGAACGAACCGCGCAACTCAAAAAGGCAGGGGTTGATGAAGTTGAAATAACGAAATGGAAAAATGAGGAGGTCGCCAAAATAGAGGCAGCAGCAAAAGCTGAACAAATGGCGAAGGATTCGGAGGCGTTCAACAACAAGATCGAACTACTTGGACTACAGGAGCAGTTAGAAATTCAGGCGGCAGAGGCATCTATTACGGGTGAGCGGGAACTTGCGAATGAAAAAGCAAGGATAGCCATTGATTACTTGGAGCAACGCATGGCTGCAATGAAGGGTCTTGCTATGCTCGATAAGCAGTTGACGGATGAAGAAATCGCCAACCTGAAACTTGTTGAAGGCGAAATAGCGCGAATACAAGAGCAATTAGCCAACCCCGACAATGCAACATTCGCGGGAGCTGTTGGCATGTCTGACGAGGATTTCGAGGCCATGCAAGCGGGGTTAAGCATGGCTACCGAAACACTTGGAGTGATTCAATCGGCACTGGCATTGGATGCGGAGAACCGAATGCAGGATATTGACAACCGATCTAATGCTGAAATTGAGGCAATAAAGAAAAGCGGTCTTTCGGAGGAGGAGAAAAGCGCGAAGATCAAAGCACTTGAGCAAAAAGCCGCGAAAGACAAGTACAAAATAGAACTTGAGCAATTCAAGAACGCAAAGGCTATCAGTATAATCATGGCCGTAATATCTACAGCACAGGCGGTAATAGCAGCTTTCACAGCTGGCTCATCACTTGGCCCCGCTGGTGTAGTTGCTGGCCCCGTAATGGCAGGGGTAGCGGGTGCGCTTGGAGCCGTTCAGATAGGAATGATAGCGGCACAGCAACCACCATCACCACCCGCATTTGCATCTGGTGGATATGTGTCGGGTGCTGGAAGTGGAACGAGTGATTCAATTCCTGCCATGCTGTCAAATGGCGAAAGCGTTAACAATGCGGAGACTACGCGAAGATTTGCGCCTATCCTTTCGGCCATGAATGCAGCAGGTGGTGGTGTTGATTGGTATCGTGGCGAAGGTTTTGCATCGGGCGGTTTGGTGCGTAAATTCGCAGCTGGCGGTATCGCGGTAAGCAGTTCCGCTCAGATTCGGGATAATGAACAGATGGCAATGATGGCCGCAACAATGAGCATGAGCCAACCCGTCCTTGTCATTGAAGAGTTCCAAAACGTACAAGGCCGACAGGTCAGAACAGAACAGAACCTGCAACTATGAACGAGCTGATATTGGAACTTGAAAGGACGGGTCAACTTGTTGAACTGTTCAAATCGGGGTTCATTTCGTGGACAGTACTACGCGACAAGGATATCTACCTAACCTACCTTACACATAGGCAAACTGGGTGCAACAAAACGCAATCAGTGAAGCATACAGCCGATCAGTTTGAAGTGAGCGACAATACCGTTTGGGTTGCACTCCGAAAAATGGAGGCAAGATCCGCACACTGAAAAGCCGTTAGTAATTGACCATTATTCGCGGTTGAATTTTGCCGCATGGTCGCACACATCTACATCGAAGGGCAGATAGGATCTTCTTACAAGGAGGATGGAACTGTTGACGTTCGCGGTGTCGAATTGCAGGACGTTATTTCGCAGGTTCGCAAACACGCGGAGGCTGAAAAAATCGTTTGCCACATCACAAGCCAAGGCGGGTCTGTTGATGCAGGTCGTAAGATAGCGCAATACCTATCATCACTCCATAATGTTCACACATTGGCCGAGGTTCAATGCGCCTCGATTGCAACCGAAATACACCTATCCGTTCCTGTTGAACGTAGGCAAGTAGCAGTAGGTACTTCTTACCTTATTCACCAACCAATGTTTTCTTTTCAACGCGGGATCGCTTTGAACAAAGACGAATTGGCAAGCATGTCCACCGAGATAGGCCGCACACAGGCCGAAATGGTGAGCAACTACGCCAAGGCAACGGGCATGGATAAGACCCCGCTCGAATTGCTTATGCAGCAGGAGACGGCACTCACCCCTGAACAGTGCGTTGAGTTTGGCTTTGCCTCTGAAATCGTGACAAATGCAGCCGTTGCGGTTGCCCTCATTAAACCAAAAACACCTTCACCTTCATCAATTGACACAATGAAAAAAGAAATCGAAGCAATGCGCCTTCAAATTGCGCAACTCATTGCAGGTAAGCCCATCAAAGCTGTAGCCCTTGACCTGACAACCGTAGAAGGTACGCCTGTTATCGTTGTAACCGAGGCAGATGCTCCAAAAGTGGGCGATTCTGTAACGGATGCAGAAGGTAATCCTGTTGCGGATGGCATTCACAATTTTGAGAATGTGCAGGTTACTACTGCTGGTGGTGTAATTACCGAGATAGTAGAAGTTGAAGCCGCTGCAAACGTAGACGCAGAAGTACTTGCTAAGGAATTGGCCGACCTGAAAGCCGAGCGCGAAGAAGAAAAGACCGCCCTTGCTGCTTTGCAAACTGAATTTGTTGCCCTTGCCAAACTTTCAAGCAAGTACAAGCCTATCGCGCAGCAAGTAGCTTTCCGTAAGCCCGTTGCCGAAGTGAAAACAGAGGCCGCAGGAGCTGACGCTATCAGAGAAGCCCGTGCAGCCAAACGCGCAGCAAGCAAATAATCACTCACCAACCAACCTAACAACCCAACACAATGGCAATCATCAATCCCGCAGACCTTACCTTTAACGGTGAAGAGATAAAAGCCCTTTCGGAAGGCATCATGGAGGACATCTTCGCGAAACCCGCGATGACTGAACTTCTTACCGCGTACACTGGCATCAAAGCCAAAAAGCAAATCGCTTTCTTGGGTCGTTTGTCTGGCCTTGTTGGTCAGAAACATGATGCTTCAAGTTGCGCACCGATTGAAAACGATGCAACTATTGCCAACACTGAAAAGTTTTGGGAACCTGCATACATTGACGATCGTTTCTCTGAATGTTGGGATGACCTGTTGGCTACGTTCTTTGTGTATGGCCTTAAAAACGGCATTCAGAAAGGCGACCTTACAGGCACTGACTTCGCATTGTTCTTCATCGAGCGTTATCAGGACGCTATCGCTGAAATGTTCCACCGCCTTGTATGGTTTGGTGACACAGCAGCCGATGACACCGCAGGAGGTGGCGTATTCGTAACGGCTGGATTCGTTGCAAAGCGTTGGAATGCTTTTGATGGCATCTGGAAACAGTTGTTTGCAATTGTTGCCGCAACCCCTGCCCGTAAGACCACAGACCTGTCTTCGCGCAACACGCAGTTGACCTTTGCCCTGCAAGCGTTCACATCCACAGACACGACTAACCGCGTAGTTACAACGATGCTTCAAAACCTTATCTTCAATGCAGACTATCGTTTGCGCGACAAGGCCGACAAGATCATCATCGTTACTCAATCGGTTGCGGATCAGTATGTTCGTGAACTTGAAGCAGGTGCAGCCAACGGTATCCCTGTTGCTTTCGAGTACATACAGGACGGCATCATGATGATCAAGCGCATGGGCGTTACCATCTACGCCTTTAGCTTCTGGGATCGCATGATCCAAGGGTTCCAACGCACCATTGCAACCGAACTGAACTACTACTTGCCACACCGTGCTCTTTTGACCACCAAAGAGAACCTTGCATTTGGCACGGAGGAAGAGAGCAATCTATCAGAAGTGGACGTATTCTTTGACAAGAAGGACAAGAAGACATACTTTGACTTCGGTGCCAACCTTGACGCGAAAGTGTTGCAGGACTACATGGTACAGGTTGCTTACTAAGCTATTAACCATTAAAGAAAAAACAACATGGCAGCTTGCGATGCAATAACAGCGGGAATAGCTTACGACTGTGCCAACCCGCCTTCTGGTGGGGTTAACGACCGATTGATACTTCTGAACTTTTCGGATGTAGAAGCGGGAACAATCACCTATGATGGCACTAATCCTATCATTGTCGAGAACATCGTTCTGGCAGGTGCAGCGGTCGGATACGTGTTCGAGGGGTTGAACAACTCCAATGAACCACGTTCGGCAATGGTCAAAGGCCGTTACGTAAACGGTTACGATCACGAGGTCAGGTTCAAATGTTTCGACAATAGCCCCGCTGCAAAATTGCAGTTAGGCAAATTGGACGGGGCGCAGTTGGTGGCAATCGTTCAGAACAACAGGAAAGGGGCAACAGGAAATTCAGCCTTTGAGATCTACGGTCTTGAAACGGGGTTGAGGTTGCAGGAACTTGAGCGTATTTTGGCAGATGCTGAAACGCAAGGGGCTTACAATCTGCTGATCCGTAACGATGAGATCAGCCGACCATCTTCATTACCGCACACCCTTTGGGATACCGATTTCGCTACTACACTGGCAATCGTTAACGGCCTGATATAATAGGCTGAAATTGGACAGAGGGCGGTGCTTGTGAACAACAGGACACCGCCCTTTTTTCATACATTCGCACCATGACACCCACCGAAATAAAACAACTACTTGCGGAGGTCAGTCCTTTGATCGTTGTACCGAAAGGCCAGATAGACAAGGTTAATCCAATAGTGGTTAAGTTCCTTGCCATGCACCGTGAATTAACGGGCAAAAAGGTAGGCGAGGGAACGTGTCAGAACTGCATTTTAGATGCGTTCTTTGAGTTAAAATCACTTAATGAACAACAACTAACGATCATAACAATGGAAAGGAAATACAAGCTAAGGCCGAATGCTCTTGTTGCGTTCAATAATTCTCACTATACCAACGCCAATATCACAGACGAAATCGCGTTAGAAATGGTAACGGCAAACCGAAATCAATCCAGATCATTCCTGAATGGAGACGCGTTACTTGCCGCGTTGGATGGTGGCGAAAAACCCGCGAAGGTGAAGAAAGTAAAAGGCAAAGGTGGGCGACCTCCGAAAGTGGCGGAACCTACACCCGTAACTGAACCGATTGAACCCGTTGCTGATTCTGAATAATGAGAATTAACCTAAGTAAGATTCAAAAGCGCATTGTGCGTAGGGATGACCGAACGCTCGGAATCATCAACTACGACATTGACAACGGCTATCCTCAAAGGGTGGTTGATATTGTCAATGGTTCGGGCGTTGCTAAATCTTGCATAGACATATTTTTCAAGTTCATCAATGGCTCGGGGTTTGTTGACGCGGCACTTGGCGCAACGGTTGTAGATGGCGACAGGTTAACCGCTGACAAGCTACTGCGAAAGACCGCGTTCGATTTCGCGATGCACGGAGGCTTTGCGATACATAAGAACTACGATATTACAGGCAAGGAAACGACATCAACTCACGTACCATTTGCTCATTGTCGTATAGGTATAGACAAGGAAAAAAAGCCCATTTCAATCGCGGTATATCCTGACTGGACGCGCGAGGTTGAAAAGCGCATTGACAAGAATAAAATAGACTTCATTGACCTTTACAATCCTGATCCTGAAGTGGTCAAAGAACAGATTGAAAAGGCGGGTGGAATCGAGCACTACAAAGGTCAAATATACTATCATGGCGCGGGTGGTGATGTAGCTTATCCGTTGTCACCATTTGACAGTGAACTTGAGGACATCGAAACCGATAGTCAAATTAAGCTGTTCAAGTACCGCAACATAAGCGGCTCATTCATGGCCTCTCACATGCTTGTTCGATACGGGCAAGCAGAAGGCGACAACAATGATTCTGACGGACTTGTGGATCAGCTAAAAGAGTTCCAAGGTGCTGACAACTTCAATAGGTTAATGCTTTTGGATATTGATACGCCTGAACAGAAGCCTGAACTGTTGCCGTTTACCCACCAGAATAATGACAAGTTATTCGAGTATCACGAAAAGTCAACGCAGGATAACATCAGAAAGGTATTCGCTATCCCTACGGTGTTTCTTGAAGCGGTGGCGGGTTCCCTTGGGTTGTCGGCTCAATTAGATGATGCGGTTTCGTTCTACAATCGCATGACACAAGATGAAAGGGCGGTTCTTGAAGAAACATTCGATTGGTTGCTATTCGATACATTTGGAGGCAGCTATAAGATTAAGCCTTTAACGATGGCCGATATTGCCGAACGTAATCTGGATGCGGAAACTGCTGACAAAGTGGCGGACGCACAGGCCGAACTACGCGGGTCAGTTGGTGGCGTTACCGCATTGATCACGTTGCAACAATCCATAAGTGCGGGACAGACAAGTGTTCCTGCTGGCGTTGCCATGTTGCGCGAGATATACGGATTCAGTAATGAGGTTGCCCGCGAAATGTTGGCGGGTGTTGAAGAGCCTAAGACCGATCCAGCGATAGCCCAATTGAGATGACCAACCTAATAAACATAACCGACTTCACGGAAAACAAGTTTCTGACACAGAACTTGGACGACCGCGACATTGACCCCGTAATCACGGAGGCGCAGGAGTTCGACATTAAGCCCGTACTTGGCGCGGCCATGTACTTGGACATGATGAACAACTTGACCGCTACAAAGTACATCGAACTACTTGAAGGCAAGACATACACCCCGAACGGATCAGCAGACGCTATACATTTCACGGGTTTGAAGATGGTTCTGAAATACTACGTCTATGCGCGGCTACTGGTCACGGATGGAGTGAAGTCCACTAATAGCGGTTTCGTTCAAAAGACACTGGAGAACAGCGAGCGCATAAGTGGAACGCAGCGCACTCAAATGATAGCACAGACACGTAGCGGGGCGAAGGCATACGAGGATGAACTACGCGCATTCCTATGCAACTACTCCGCCATTTATCCGCTATATTGCGGCATAAGAAAGAACAACGGCCACGGATTTAGAATGAAGGCAATATGAGCACATTAAGCGACTTGGATCTAATGGTGTTGCGCGAGGAGGTGTACCCTCCTTTGGTGACGAAAAACGCTGAATTGACCTTTGAAGAGTGGGATAATCGCGCTATTGATATTTACCGCGCAATTCAGGACATCGTTAGCGGTGACAATGTTGAAGCGTACAACCCCGCTACTGTTTACGATGGCACGTCTTCTGATGTTTACGCGAAATTCGCAGGGTATAATAGCCGCATTTGGCAAGCTGTTTTCGCAGGAACTTTCTCTGGTCAAACACCTGCGGAGGGCATCTATTGGACACAGGTCACTTTGGCGCAATTACTGCCCAATGTGTTGAAGTTGGCGGAGATCGGAAGCGGGGCTGCTGAATCAGTAAAATCGGCAAAGCTGACACTATCACCCGCGCAGGTTCTCGCATGGTTCGCTACACCCGTTCAATTCGGGCTAACCGTTCCATCTGGATATTACGTTCAGTTGATTTCCGCACAGTTGGGGGTTGATTACAATACGATAGCATATACCACTAATTTTGGCGCTGCAATCAGGGCTGTAGGGGCGGATACTTCAATGGCTTCAAATGCCTCCGCGTTGAATACGAACGTATCAAGAATAGTGTCAATGCCAATAAATACAAGCCCATCGGCAAATGATACGCAATTCATTGATGGCGCAGACCTTGAGGTTTATGGACTTGTCGGTGCTGCTTTATTAGGCGATAGCAATGTCGACCTTTACGTCACTTATAGGTTAGTTCAGTTATGAGCATAGTCCGTAAGTCAGATAGGGTAATTCAGGTGTCTGTTAAAGATGGCAATGGTACCGCTATTACCATTTCGACACTTAACGACCTTGAGATATTGGTCTATCAATTCCCGAAACGGGTCATTCAAAGGTGGGTGAAATCGGATGGAGACATCACCACTGTAAATGATTCGGGCGGGATTGTGACCGTTAATTTTAACCGCGACAACACGCAGTTATTGAACTTCAAAAACGACCCGTGTCTATTGGAGGTTGTTGCATTATTCACTGATGTAGACTTTGAAGGCGGCATAAGGCGTGACGTTGCCACTGGCATCGAGCTTGCAATTGTTGAGGATAGCCCAACGGCATACGAACAATGATAACCGCCACCGCTACACTTACGGAGCCTATAAGTGTTGTTGCTGAATTGGTCGGCAGCATAGTTACTACTTGCGCAGACGCAACAGTCACCGTCAACTCCATCCCATTCGGCACAGCACCAAGCGGGGGCGGGTTAAACGTTCCAGTTGTTAACGGTGGCAGTAATCCCGTAGGCGCAATTCAAGCGGGTCAGTTCGTAATCGGGAACAACGCTACCTTTATCAATACCGTGCAGGTCACAGACCAAGAGGCAGAAGTTGACGCTAACATAGCCGTTGAACTTGATGGCAATCCTTCTGGCAGTTGGAACGCAATGACCCAAACATGGGAGGTTACAAGTTCACCATGCGCATCCGCTAACCTCGAAATTAACGGGGTTCAGCAAGAGACAATTGCAAGCGGTGCAACGTTCAATCTTATAGCCACTTTGGACGGCGTGGCGGGTGGTTCATATAATTCGGGAACGAATACGCTTTCATTCACTTCTAATACGGATTGGCAACGCGACCCGAACTGGATGGCAATGCCCGATGTTGACGCATCGGATGAGGTGTTCTACGGTCTTATGTTGGTCTTTGAGGACGGGCATAATCAGGTGTCGCTGGTTGTGGCGGGAACAACTACCATTGACTTCGGGGACGGAACTGCTCCCATCGCGGGCACTGGAGCTGTTCAGACCTACGTGTATGACTACGCTGCAATGGCTGGTCCTGTTAACGCCTATCAACCCTACCCTGATGTCCCTGCGCGTAATTACAAGCAGGCGATGTTCACAATTACGGGGACAATCACGGGCCTGAATTTCAGACAGTCACCCGCTTTGAACACTTCAGGGACTAATCATTTCGTGGACATCAATATGTCAATCCCTAACCGCGTTGGTAACTCATTCAGGCTGAGCGGTACTTTGGGCATTCGGAATATGAACATCTGTGAGCGGGTGAGAATCTGGAATTGGGGTGCTTTTGCATATCTGCTGACTGCTACATTCGATGGAATGGCAGCATTGCGGGTGCTAACATTTCCAAGCAATGTGGGAGATGCCTCCGCAGCGTTTTACCATCTACAAAGCTGCGACCTTGGGGATGTGATCACGACCGCAACAACTTTGGAGGGGGCGTTCAGGAGTTTTAGTCAAATACTGTACGGCCCTCGAAGCGTGGGTAATATCGTGGCGAACAGCCTGTCAGGAGGCAATGGATTTCACAACGCTTTCAGGCTAAATGCCAATATCAGGTACATCGGCAACATATCCTCCACAGCCGCATCACCAAGGATGGATGAGACGTTCAGAGACTGCACCAATCTTACTTGGGTAGGCACTATTGACGTGCCTCTCGTGACCAACATCAATCAGGCTTTCAGGGGGTGTCTGTTATTGCGTCAGGTCATCTTTACAGACTGCTCGAACGTGACAGCTGCGCTGACCCCGTTCATTGAGATGCCATCGTTGGTCAATCTCGTTCTGCCAGGAATGCGAAGAGGGGTTAGCGTTGCGGGTTCATCAATGGGACTTGCGGGAACGAGCAACTTCGCGAACAGTTTAGGTACAGCGTTAGGATCTCAGGATGTCACCGTGACGGGTACTCCTTTCGGTGCGTTGCTTGCCGCTGCTGATGCAACAGCGGTGGCCATTGCTGCTGTGATAACGGGTAAAGGGTTTGGAATCATAAACTAACGGGCGATGTGGTACAATCAAGAGTTAAAAGCGCGGGCAGAGTATCAGGTCATCTTCCCCGATGGGCTGACAATCACAGCCGATGACGCAAACGGTTCACCGATACGCGGGTGGGCGTGGCATACTGAGCCGCCTGAGTGGTGGGAGGAATTGGAACGCCTCACTGACGAAATAGAAAACAATGAAAACGAGTGATACAATGACACTGGATGCAAACGGACTAAGCGAAACAATAGCAGCGATCATAAGCGGAGTAGGCGGAATCTTTGGCGGCATGAAGTTAGGTCGTTCAAAGCAGATAACCGAACTCAAAGAGGTCGTACAGGTGTATGTTGACGCGCACAATTTTACAAAGGCAGAGGCCGAGGACTTGCGCAAGGGCATTGAAGAAAGCCGAGCACACAATGAGAAGTGCGAGAGTGATCTTAAGTGCGTCCGCGAAGAGTTGGACGTTGTGAAGAAGGTGGTATTAAAGCACATAGGGGCTGTATAACATGGCAAAATCAACGACTGAACCGAAGCGCATTGTGAAGCCAAAGCGAAAGTTAGGGCGACATAAGAAGCATGAGAATAAGCGAAATCGGAGTAAGGCGTATCGGGGGCAGGGGAAATGATTAGATTTGCGGTCTGAAACGATGTTCCCTCCTACAGGATTTTTTGCTTTCAGAGGTCGTCACTCGCTGACGTTTAACCCGTCTCTATTCACGTAGAGGCGGGTTTCTTTTTTGCTTAGTTTAGCGGTCAAAACTGACTTATGTCAATCGTTCTCAAATTCGCATTGCCGCCTGACGGATTTAGGCGAATGTTTTACGACATCGAGACAAGCCCAAACATCGGTTTCTTTTGGCAGTCAGGTTACAAGCTGAACATACCGCCCGAGAACATAATTAAAGAACGGGCGATAATTTGCATCTGTTGGAAGTGGGAAGGTCAAAAAGTAGTGCATAGCGTAGAATGGAAAGAGGGTTGCGATATAGCAGCCCTTTCTGCTTTTATGGAAGCTGCACTCGAAGCAGATGAAATAGTAGGCCATAACGGTGACAACTTCGATGAGAAATGGATTCGAACTCGTTGCCTTATACACGGCATTCAATGTCCTCCAAAGTTTACAAGTTTGGACACGCTCAAAAAAGCGAGGACACACTTTCGGTTTAATAGCAACAAGTTGGATTACTTGGGGCAACTTCTTTTAGGCAAGGGAAAAGAAAGCGTATCGTTCAGTGATTGGGTTGCCATAGTCTTACACAACGACCGAAGCGCACTTGATAAGATGGTCGCGTATTGCAAGGCTGACGTTGAAGTTTTAGAGGGCGTATTCCACAAATTACAGCCATACGTTACAAGCAATTCACACGCGGGCGCAGCTACGGGGCATGGTCGCTACAGTTGCCCATCATGCGGGTCGGAGGATGTGGTAAACAAAGGCGCAAGGTTCACGGCTTCGGGATTACCGCGTTATCGAATGCTATGCACGAACGACCTTTGCGGCAAGTCTTTTACCGTCAGCACTAAGGTTCTACAGGATAAGATCGCAGACGACCACGTTAAGGCAAAACGGGCGCAAGGCTAGGTAGCCCATCCGTTCGGGTTTCTTATTTAGATCCATTCTAAATTGCAAAACGTTTGCGCAGTTCGGAAATGTTGCGTAGTTTTGGGGCGAACTAAAACGATGGGCGTGATGAATGAAAAACAATACGTGGTGACTTACGTGGTTTCGCAGCAGATAACCGAGTGTAACTGGACTCCTAACAACATAGCCATGATAGTATTTCCTTATACTACTGTTGCTGAAATAGCGGAGTTCTATAGAATACACGGAGGCGGTGGTTCAATCATGGATGTTAAAATAACTGAGTTGCAAAAATGAATCACCTCCTAAACAACACGGTAATAAAGAACCTTTCGCCAGAGATGGGGGCGGAGATCATTCAGGTATATAAGGATGATGGGTGGGATACGCGGGATCTTTATGGATGTATATACGAAAACGGCTTAAATGTGTGTATTTATTACGGTGTTAATAATAGATTCTTTGATAACTACACGGTATGTATAGCAGAAAAAAACAACATCAAAGTAATCACCATCGAACAAGCAAAACAAATAATCAACCCGATGAAACAGAAACAGATCACACTAACAGTTGAACAGGCGAAGGACATTCTGAACGATCCCGATGGAATCAAAGCCTTAATCCGTGCCAACTTCACGGATCAGGAGTTGAAAGGGCGGGTTAAGAAGTGGGAGGAGTTGGGGAATATAGGCGGGTTCTATATCAGTGCGTCAAGCTCGGAAGTAAGGGACTTGAATGGAGCGCCTACTACGCGTGACCAACGCAACATCTACGCCACAGAAGCCCAAGCCTTAGCGTTCGGAATCGCTGCCCCGATGCTTAGTCAGTTGATGAAGGAAAAGAACGGTGATTGGGTGGCGGATTGGAATGCTAAAAAAGATAAGTTCATAATCGGGCATACGGACAACGAGTTGAGAGTTTACAGTTTTTGCAGTACAAAGAGATTTTTGGCATTTCCAACATCTTTAGCTGCTCAAGAGTTCCTATCCGACCACCGCGACCTTATCATTCAATACTTCAACGGCTTCTGATAACTTTGTGAGATGAAAGCTAAACTAATACGTACTTATTATCCGAAATACACTAAGGGAGATTTGACGGTTGACAACGGTTTCACGTGCGACACTTTGGAACTGCCTTGGCTGAACAACGCCTCACAAATTAGCTGCATACCGAAAGGCGTGTACAAAGTAGTACCGCGTCAATCAGCTAAATACGGTCGGCATCTACACGTAACCAACGTGCAAGGCCGTGAGTTCATTCTTATTCATTGGGGTAATTACGCAGGGTCAAACAATCCAGCCACAGGACACCCCGACATAAAAGGTTGCATCTTGGTGGGCTACGGATATGCGGATCTGAACGGTGACGGGTTGCCCGAAATAACACGGAGTAAATCGGCCTTCATCGACCTAATGAGCAAGTGCGGTGAAGGGTTTGAACTGACGATAGAATGAAAAAACAATTCGAATACTTATTTTTTGACAGTACCAACATGACCAATGAGGACGTTCAGAATCGAATGAACGACATTGGTGAAAATCGGTGGGAGTTGGTCAGTGTTGCCGATTACATGGTTGACGGATGCAGTAAGCGTAGGACATTCTATTTTAAACGAAGAATCAAATGACACATAAAGTAGGTGTATTTCATGGGTATAAAATTCCACTACCTTCATACGGAAAGTGGGATAGCTTTTACGGTATGTTCACAAGCGAAGGATTTGTGACGTGTACCGATGCAGCTATGGGGTATTATGAGTGCATGCGGGTGGAATGGTCGTCAATACTTACATTCGATGGAACGGATGACGAATATGATATATGGTTTGAAAATCTGCAATATGATGAATGGTGAACGATACATAATCCTTGCCCTATCCCTAACGATAGCCGTCCTACTTGCTGTGATACTTTGGCCTACTGAACAGGAGCCGCTACCGATTGACCCCGATGTTTACAGAGTAGAAGAACGGATGCGGTTAAGGGCGTTGGAGGTTGCGCCACTTGAGTTGAAGTTGGATTCACTGGTCAAGGTGTTGAATGCACGACCGAAACAATCACAGGCCAAACGTAAGAAGGTGGCACAGATTAGAATGAGCATGAGCGATAGTTTACACAAGGTATTGCTTCACAACCGAATCAAATGAAACCCCTTCTACTCCTCCTCCTGCCCCTAACCACCTCCGCACAGACCTGCCTGACCGCGATAGAAGTGCGCAAGGTGAACGACCTACTCGACAGCTACGAGGCACTGCAAGAGGACAGCGCTACGTTCGTGAAGTGGCAGACGGCATACAGCCAATGCGAGACACTGCGAACGTTAGAAGCTGCCGACCGTGAAGATCTTAGCCAACTACTGGAAATGGAACGCACACGGTCAAATGCACTTGAAACAATGCTGACCACTTCAAACCGAAAGGCAAAGAGACGTTCGCGGCTTGTTTGGATATTGGGAGGCGTTGCGGTTGTGGAGACGGTGGTAATCGGGGTGGCAATCGGAGCGAGATAACAGTACCCAAGTCCTAATGCCACTAAGGGAATGTTTCGCCCCGATGCAGAAATGTGTCGGGGCTATTTATTTTTGCAAAGATGTTGCGGGTGTAGAATGTTGCCGTATATTT